CCGAACTGAGCCATCGGGAACGGGTTTGTGCCCGGCCGAGACTGGGGGATCGGGTAATTGAGGCCGCTAGCCGCCATACCGGTTGATCCAGAGGCTGACGAAGAGGGTGAAAAGCGGCGACCCCAGCCGCCACGCTGGAGATCGTTCAAAGCGCCGCCAATGGCCTTGAAGCCGGCAGCGGATGTCTGGCCAGCCATCTCAAGGAAAGGCATCGGATCATGATAGCCTGCGGTCTGAACAAGCTGGGAGGCGTTGGCCATGTAGTTTGCGGGGCCATCGATGTTCCAGAGCTGGGGCTGAAACTGGTTGTAGTCTCCCGTCGTGACATATGCTTCCGCAATGGACGGCAGATTGAGTGTGTTGCCCATGCGGCTTGACATTCCGGTGGGCGCGATAGCTGCGGAGTTGACGGCCAAGGGTGAGGCATACTGGTTTGCGGTGACGAGCTGGCGGCCGACGTTGGCTGTGCCAACACCAATCGGCGTCTGGTAATCGTTTGCCGACAGGGTGCGTCGTTCTCGGGAAAGCGCGTCGACGATGGGCGCATAGAGGCCCTCGATCTCGGAGAAGCGGGTTCCGCGCGCGCTCATCCTGCGCTCGAAGTCGGTGGACTTCAGACGCTCCTTGCCTTGGATGTAGTCCATCGCCTGCTGGCGCGCGGCCAAGCGGGCATTGTCATAGTCGAGAGCGAGGCGTTGAGCGATGCGGCTGCGCTCTGCGGTGCCAGCGGTAGAGTTGGCCATGCCGCCCTTGATCAAGCCGGCCTCGGCGATGGAGGCCACACGGTCTGCGGCGCGGTCCACATTGGCCACGGCATTGTCTTCGTAGTTCGCAATCGTGCTGATCAGTTCGGCTTCAGAGAAGCCGCTTGGAGCCTCGATGGGCTCCATCTGGGCGTAGGCTTCGAACAGGCTATCCTGCATTGTGCCAAGCTCGCCGATGATCCGATCTCGGTAAGCGATGTCGTCAGCGCGTTCCGCCGCCGCGATCTGCTGAGCGCCTCGCATTTCTTCGATGGCGAAGTCTCGCTCCTGAGCCGCCGTGATCTGTTCCATGCGGAGCCGGCGGATGTCCTCGTCACGCTCTCCGCGCGCAGTTGCTTTGGCCTCTTCGAGGTAGGCAAGAGCTGTTTCGCGTTCTGATTGGGCGAGTTCCCGGTTCTGGAGATAGGCTTCCAGTTCGAGGGCAAACTGTTCGGCTTGTGCTCGATCGATCTCGACCTGTCGGTTGACGACATAGTCGCGCTCTTCCTGGTAGGCGGCCAAACGTTGGCGTCGCTGCGCCTCAATCTTGGATCGCTCAAGAGACTGGGCGAGCTGGTTTCGCTCGTTCTGTTCCTTGATGTACTCGCGCTGCTCGTCCTGCTTTCGGATTTCGTCCAGCGCCATACCGTACTGAAGTTGGCCAAACTCCGTCTGCGTTTTCAGGGCCTTCCGCTTGAGCGCAAGCTCCTCCATCCCGAGCTGGTATTGGTATCCAGCCGAGACGATGGAGCCGATCCCTCCAATTAGGCCGAGAGCCGCCGAAAACATTGGTCACCGTTAGGCGTATTGCACCGCCAACTGGCGGGCAAAAGAAGACGGCAGAGCGCTTGAAGAACGGTACAAGTCCGCGTTGAACCACGGAGCGTACTGCGTCATCAGCGCGCTGAAACCGGTCGGTGGGCGGCCAAAACCATTGAAGCCTGCAAAGGCGGCCTGCTCTTCCTCTTGGCGGGCGAGGGCTGCTTCCTCGTCGGCCTTCAGGCGGGCACGTTCGTTGGCAATGACGGCTGCGATTGCGTCAATTTCGTCGACGGCTTGGGTTGCCCCATAGTTGGCCTGCTGATCTGAAACGCCGGAAAGCTCGGCGGCCAAAGCATCAAGCATGTCGGCGCTCGTATAGTCTGTCGTTCGCGCTTGGCTCAGAAGGCGGCGTGCGTCACCTTCGATTCCCGACCGCACGGTGCCCAATTCATCAAGGCGACCCTGAGCCGCATCGACGGCGTCTCGAATCTGGTTGCGGTAGTCGAGAACATCGGTGCCGGAATACTGGCCAAGACGGGCGGACAATTGCTGCGCGGCGTTGAGGTTGGAACGGAGGCGCGACTCATCGGCAAGGTCGGCTGAGCCGATCTTGTCCATCAGGGATGAGGCGTCGGTTCCGAATCCGGAAAGCTGATCCTGACGTGCTGCACGTAGAGCGGCGAGTTGGGCATCAGCCTGGTCGAGCTGGCCAAGGACGCCGGCAAAATCTCCGCCAAGGGCGGACGAGAAACCCGCAATGTCAGAGCGACCTTCATTGATCGCGTTTTCGATTTGGCCAAGAAGGGAGCCGGAGTAAATGTCGGATGACGCTAGCTGCGCCATCAAAGAACTGGCGCCGGATCGGGCCTCCTGTTCAGCGGTGGCCACGCGCGCGAGTTCAGCATCGCGCTCAGATACCAGAGAGCCAAGGCGGGCTTCGAGGTCTGCGTAGGCAGACAGCTCGTCGTTGAAGGTTGTCGGCAGGACAGAAGAAAAGCGGGTCGCGCCTAGCTGCCTTGCGTCGATATCGCGCTGAAGAGCCTCGATGCCCGCAAGATCGGAAATAGTCAGGTTGCCAAACCGGTCGTTCAAGACATCGAAGTTGGCGTTCAGTGTGCCCTCAAAGTCTCGGATGCGCTGCTCTTCTGTGGCGCGCTGGCCAAGGATGTCGTTGAGGCTGGTCTGAAGCGCGTCGATCTGCGTTTGGTATCGTCCGACATCACCCGACCTGTACTCACTCAGGATAGGTGAGGAGAAGGTCGTGAGCTGGCTGTCGAGATCGGCAAGCTGGCCAAGAGACGATGTGATGCCGCCCTTGTCGGAGATGGTGAATTGGTCGGCTTGCGAGGTCAGGCCGGCAAGCGTACCTGCAAGGCCAGACGAGAAGGTGTCGATGCGCTTTTCTTCGGCCGCCCGCTCATCGCGTAGCCCGGCAATCATGGTTCCCAGCTCGCCCAGCTTGGCCGAGAAGGAGTTGGCCAAGCCGGTATTCTTCTCGACGAGCGATGGCATGCCGACTTCGACGGGGCCATAGGCCGACTGGACCATGCTGGTCCAGTTTGGTTTGGCTGCACTGACGCCAAGGTTGCTCTGAAGACCGGCTAGCCGGTCTTCGAGGGAGGCAATCTTGCTGGTGGCGCCACCAAAGTGCTCGTCATCGACGATGGAGTAGCCGGACAGGGTCGAACCCAGCTCATTGAGCTGGGAGTTCAGGGACGAAAGATCGGCGTTGTAGGAGTTGATCGCCTTGTTATAGGCGTCGGCCTGCGTCTGCCGTCGTGCCAGCTCGCTCGTCGCAAAGGCGGCACGCTCATTCGTGTAGTCTGGCTCAGGCGGCGGAGACTTCTTGCCCATTAGTCGCGTCTTCCTGTTCGGCAAGGGGGCCGTTTTTCGGATTATCGAGACTTTGGCCTGACGTGTCGTCCGGTCTAACGTGCCAAGTCAGATCGCTTGGGAGCAGGCCGAAGACGTATGTGTCTTCGCCGTCCGGGCCGGCTTCACGGAGCATACCCTCGCGCTTGAAACCGAAGCGTTCGGTGATCTTCTGTGAGTGCAGGTTGTCGTCAGTGACGAAGGAGTTCAGGCGACAGAGGCCCATGCCGTAGGGCGGCTTCTCGAAGAACATCTTGGTCATGTCGCGGATGTTTTTTCGAGACCAGATGCGAGGGCTCTCGGCTACCCCAACGATGAAGGCGCTCGGTCGGCCTTTGTTGTTTCGGTAGTCGTAGATGGAGACACAGCCCAGCATGCGTCCCTTGTCGAAGAAGAGAAAACCTCCATAGTGGCGCGGGAACTCTGCATCGAGCCGGTCGCCAAGATAGTGGGCGGCAACGCCGCTCTCATCCCAGACCATCTTGTACGCATCGGAGGGGACGATGGGCTCGGTCACTAGTTGAGTCTTTCGATCACGATTGACAGAAGCAGCGTGTCGGCAGACGACTGACTGGTCACGACGACAGAGAGCAGCTTGGACAGAACTTCGGCATCGACCTCGATGACCGTACCGAAGAGCTGGTCTGTCGGTGTAGAGGAGACGGCATAGACCGAGCCAACTGTTGCGCCGGATACGGAAAGCTGGATGGAGCAGGAGCCGGAGGACAACGAAGCCGTTAGCCCAATAATCCTGATCCTCTCGCCGAACATGCGGCGAATATCGTAGGTGTCGTCTGCCACCGCACCGCTGAGGGCCATGTTGATGACATCCGTCCCTCGAACCAGCGGAAGCTGCGCGGCCGCGAGCCGACCGTCGCCGTCGAGGGTTGCCGTGCCGCCGGCGACACCGAGTGACGACTTGTAGACCAAAGCCGAGAAGTCGACAGGCTTGTAGACGAAGCCGGTGCCAGTGGAGTTGATGTAGACCGCATAGTTGGCCTCACCAGTTGAGATCGACGGAAGGGTCGATTCCGGCCGGGTCGAAAGCCACTGTGAGCCGTCATAGAATTTGAGCTGGTTTGGCGTGACCGAGGTGTCGATCCAGAGTTCACCGGACGCGGGAATAATCGGAGCCGTTGCGGCAACATTGATGACGGCAGCTTCGAGAAGGTGATCGGCCAGACCGTCAACTTTGGCCTGCGGGATGTCTCCGTCGTCAATCGCCACCCTGTCGTATGGAATCTTGCCTGTCTTGTTGTCGGTGTAGACGCCTTCCAACATGAAGCCGGGGATTTCTGTGGCGCTCGTGGAAGCGATGATGATGACGGAGAGGACGTCATTGGTGACGGCGGCCTGCATAAGCGTCAGAGAGGAGGTGCCGTCGCTGATGACATAGTCTGTCGTCGGCGCTTGCAGGATGCCATTCAGGAAGACTTGAGCCTGATATTCATTCTCCGGGAGAGTCAAACCGAAGACGGACTGGGTTGCCCCGGTCACGGTGAAGTCCTGTCTGGTGGTTGAGATGGAGCCGGAGCCGCGCGCTTTATAGATCGAGATGATGTCGTTCAGCGTGGCGCCACTGCCGAGGGTGACGGTGTCGGCGTCAGGGTCGAGAGTGTAGTCGTCCTCAGAGAGCAGTAGACCGTTCTGGAAGACGAAGATGTAATCGGAAGATGTGTGGACATAGGGGAAGACGGTCTGACTGGCAGTTGCGGTCGTGTCCACACGCGCCGTGATGATTGGCAGGGCGACATCGCCAATGTCCCTACCGGGGTCTCCGCGCAGATCTTCAGGTGTGGCCAAGACGGTCCAGTCTGCATCGGAAGCCGTTTTGTATTTCAGTCCATCGGCATCGTAGGTGAACTGGAACGCGACATCGAACTGGCCGGTGGCGTCGAAGATTGAGGTGATCAGTTCGGCCACCGTCTTGTTGCCGCGCTCGGCAGCGACAAGGTAGCGAACGATGTTCTCGAAGTCCGCCTGAATGTTTGAAGACGAACCGTAGTTGTTGGGGTTGAGCTGGGCCAAGCGTCCCATGGTCACTCTCCGACGATCAGCGCGAAACCGGCGAAACGGAATTGTCCCGTTCCACAAGCCTTAACGCGCAGGCGGCAGGCCGTCGTCCGCACATTCACAGGCACGCGGCGGTTATGGTTGAGAGGGGTCCCTCGGGCGTCTGCAATTGCGGTCCCTGGCTCGGCCTCGACATTGTATCGCGACCAGATGACCTTGCCGGTGACGGCATCGATTAGTTCGAGGTTGAGGTAGCTCTTGCCGGCGCAGGACAGGACAAGGCCGGCCAGCGATTTGTGGTCGGTGAAGGAGCCAAGGAACAGGTCAGGCGTCTCGATGCTGAGGTCGGGAAACTTCCCGGCGGTCTCCTCTTCGACCTTGGCCACCTGAAAGAGGCCGTCCGGGGTGCCGTAGATAAGCGAGCCGTCTGCGTAATCGCCACAGGTCGTGGACAAGAAGCTCTCGGACAGCGACCAAGTGCCGGAAGAGTCAAGGTCAGTCGGATCGAGCGTTAGTGTCAGGCGCCGGCTGATGGCGCCCTCGAACGGGAAGAAGACATGGTACTGGCTTTCGTCAGCGTCGAAGGCCGCCGAGATGTCCTTGATGTCGCTGACGCCGCGCACAAGCTCCCGATAGAGAGTCGTGATCGGGAAGGAGAGCGGCAGAGAGTAGATCATCACCCCGTTTTCGCGGGAGCGGCGCACGGTCTGCACGCCCGTTCGTGAGCAGTAAAGGACATCACCGTTGGCTTCTTGGATCGTGTTGTGGGAGATGCAGCCAGCGGAGATGGAGGTTCGGGATTCAATGCCCCAGTCTTCGATGTTTTCGCCCGTCCGGTAGATCAAGCCGCGAGAGGTCGTGAAGATAATCAGCTTGTCGTTTTCGAAGGTGGCCAAGCCAGTGATGCGCTCATTGTTTTTGAGCTGGTTACCCAGATCGATCTTGAAGCCACGCAGGACATTCTCGGAGTCTTTGGCCTCCTCCTCGGAGAAGAAGTTGACGTCGTTGACGCGGCTGATTTCGATGACGTTCGGGTATTGCGGCATGCCGCCGACGACGAGGCGGGAGGCCACGGTCGTTGCGAAGGCAGGGCGCAGCCGATTGGATAGAGGCTTGGTCGCTGGCAGGACTTCGAAGGCCGTGCCGTTAAATGCGACAGGCGTCTCGCCTTGGGCGAAGGTGTAGAGGATGTCGCCAAAATGGACGGACGATGGACTGGCGCCAGCGGTGAAAAATGTGGGAGCTTGCGCGCCAGTGGTCGAGCGAGGGTACAGTCCGTCGGACAGGCGTTCGAACCAGAGGAGCGAGAAGAGGTCGTAGTGCTTGGCGTGGGCGATGTTGACGCCGCTCTGGATGCGGGTGACGCCGGGGTCGCGCACGATCTGGCCAATGGGATCGGCGTAACCGTTTGAGAGAACGGCCAAGGGTTGGCGCTTGCCGGTGTCTTGGTTGTTTCTCGCGCGGATGGTCTCCAAGCCAATGAAGTTTTCGTATGCGATCGGTCGCTCTTTGACAGCGCGAGGCGATTTGGAGGGCGTGGTCATTCACCCTCCGACGACAATGACCCGTTGTTGGGGTTGGTCTTGGCCACGTCGAAAGCGCGGACATCGATGGGGGTGTTTCCGTTGCGCTCCTGCCAGAGTTTCCGGTTCATGGTTTTGTAGTAGTCGCTCATCAGGACGATGGCCTTGTCGCTACGCTGGTGTTTTGCATAGGCGGCGGCCAAACCGTCCATCATGATGTGATCGTCGATGGGGCGCTTGTCTTCGATGGAGATGTATCGCGCGATCTGGTCCATGCCCTCGCGATAAGGGTGCATGTTGACTTCGTCGACGATGTCATTGGCGAACTTCAGCATCAAATGGGCCAAGGCCCCGTCAATCATATCGACGTTGGAGTCGCCGAAGATGACGAGGCCCATGGCCATCAGTTCGCTGAGATGGGCGTACTTGCCGCCCGATGTGACATTCGGGAGGCCGGAGGTCATTAGTCTCCGACCGCCGCGATACGGCCGATGACGACGAGGTGATGAACGGCGGCCTTCTCGGCCTGTTCCTTGTTCAGAACCCACTCGACCTTGTTGGGGTGCTCGGGATTGCGACGACCGCGAACACCCAGGAATTTGTAGCTTCGGTCTTCGTCGCGCGTGGTTCGGTAGAGGAACTGAAGCTCCGCCTTCGCGGGCTTGGCCTTCGGCTCAGCTTTTGCTGCTGCCTTTTGAGTGGCTTCGGGCATGAGGAACCTCGATGTTGGAAGAAGAAAAAGCTGGGGGCCGAAGCCCCCAGCCGGGTCGTCACTAGGCCGCTTTGCGAAGCGTCCAATTCTTGACGTAGGTGTGCGTGCGGTCCTGCTTCAGCTCCAGACCACACTCCGTCAGGAACTCGTGCTTGCGACGGTCTTCGCCGTTGCCCTGACGATCCTTGAGGAGCTGCGTGTCACGGTTCTGCATGTACCGGTAACAGATGTCCTGCATGTCGAGGATGAGCATGGACTCTTTCATGCCCGGAAGCTGACGGAACATCGGGTGCAGGTATGCAAGCAGGTCGCCCGCTGGCGTTGTGTAGCGGGTGAAGTTGATGCCGTAGGCACCGTCCACCTGCTGAGGAGACCAGCGGTCTTTGGCGAACCAGTTGAGGTGATGCGCCACGGTGGAACCGATGAAGGCGATCTTTTCCTTCGACCCGTAGGCGAAGATGTCATCGATCAGCTTCGTGTCGAACTCTTCTTCCGTCATGATCGTCGAGGCTGCCGTATCGGAAGTCACGTCGATGACGTTGGTCAGAGAGTTGATCAGACCGCCGGTGTAGCGAGTCGGCTCGGCAGAGCTGGCATTTGCGATGTGGCGGGTGCCGAAGAAGAAGGCACGCTCCATGTCGCTCATGTGCAGCTTCAGGGCTTTCACGCGAGACTCGTCTTCCTTGGGTCCCGTGCGAAGGTTGGTGTTGGCCAGAGTGCCGGTGACCGAAAAGGCCGTTCGGAAAATCTGGGTGTAGTTGTACGCAAGCGTGGCATCGAAGGAGATCGGCGTCGGAGTGTCCGCGCCTTCCTTCGCTGCGTAGCCGGCGATGAACAGTTCAGCGTTGTCGGCGATCTGATGCGTGGTGCCGCCAATGTTGCGGGTAACGGTCAGGGCCGTGCCCGTGCAATCAGCAGTGGCATGCATAACTTCGCCGGTCGTGGCGTTCACGAGGATCGTACCCGCGACGATGAACTGGTTGTCGTCGTTGGCGTCGAGCGTGACGGCACCCGTAGAGGTGTCAGCCACAGCGCCGTTGACCGTGACCACCTGATCCGGCAGCTCGTCCCGGAAGTTGTTGTACTTCGGGTCGTCCGTGGACTCGGAGGTCATCATTGCAATCAGAGCTGAGAGCGGCGCATCGCCGTTCGGCTCAAGGAAGGTGTAAAGCTCGCGGTAGTTGGTCGGGCGGAAATCCGTCGTGAACTCACCCGTACCGCGAACGCCGAGAATGGCCATCTTGGCCTCCATCTGGGTTGCGTTTGTTTAGGTCTGAAGGACGGGTCGGGCGCTCTGCCGTCATCGGTCATTCAGGACGGGGCCGTTCAACTCTCACCCGGCATCTCTCGGGCGACCGTCTTTCGGTTATAGATCGAGGGCCGAAGCGCTCTGGTTCGAGAGATTATGCGCTTCTGGGGAATCTGTCATCCGGTCAACTTGAAGACCATTGCAAATCATCTTGAGGACGACATAGGCTGTTGCTGGGAGGGTGCTGCCATAGGAGACAGCCCAGCATGGCGAGGAAAGGCCCGACCGGATTGAGCGCATGGGTTCGCGCGCATGACGGACAAGAATGCCCATACTGCGGAACCAGAATGTCAACAAAAAGCCAATGGGCTTTTCCGACGAGGGATCACGTCATCCCGCAGGCGATGGGCGGCAGGTTTTATGTGGCGGTGTGCCGGAAGTGCAATGAAGCAAAGGGCGACACGCATCCCAAGTTCTGGTTCGGTGGGGCCGTGAAGGCCAATCCGAGACAGTTTCGCAGGATCGTCGGGGTCCTGCGGCGCGCAGGCGTTTTTGGAAACTGCACGACGGAAAAGAGCCGGGAGACGGCCTACGCAATGCTCGGCGTTAACGCCCCCGTCGTGCACCCATATTGGAAGCCGAGATGGATGATGCGATCTAAAGGCGCCGCTTCTCAGCCATCCTTCCGGCAAAGGCGTCAAAGTCAGCCTGCTCCTCGCTCGGCTGTCCCTGAGGACCGGAAGGCGCTCCACCGGTAGGAGTGGTGAAGGCTTGGCGGCGCTCTTGAATGCCACGAAGACGGTCCATCTCACCTGAGGACAGATGGTTCTTGAAATCGTTCATCACCGTCAGGGTCAGATCGGGATCAACAAAGTCTTCCATCGTGTAGCCACGCTGTGCGGCAAACTCCATGAAGGGGCTGGCCATGTCAGTGGGGAGCTGAAGGCGCTGCTGGGCAGCGTCAAGGTTGTTGCCAATTGTCTGCTGGACAGATTGGCCCTGTACCTGGCGAGCGCCCTGTTGGGCCATGCGAGCTGCTTCGACTTGGCCAGTCGTCTGGGCAAGAACCTGCTGCATGGCTTCAGTCATCCGGCTCATCTGTTGAGCCATCTGGTTCATGTTGCCCTGCATCTGCCTGTAGCCGGGCGGCAGGGTGGAGGCGTTCTCGTTTTCCCACTTGGCCAGATCGTCATCTGAAGGGACGGACGGTGTGCCGGAGTTGGAGTTTGGGGCCGGTTCGTTCGGACGTGGTGGCGTGTTCTGTGGGCTTCCTCCCGACATGCGCTGCTGAGCGTACTCAGCCAACTCTTGGCCAAGCTGGGCCGGCGTCAGGTTCGGGTTGGCCTGCATGATCTTTTCAGCCAATGCGATGACCGGCTTCATCTGGGCGTTCTTCTGGTTGAGGCCGGTGTAACGTGCCGCCATCCCAGCGATCTGGGACTCGGTCATCTTCCGCGTCTGGCCATTGCCTAGGTTGATCTCGATAAAGGCTTCTTCGCGCAGCTTTTCGGACTCGGATTTCGGGGCTCCGTCAGACTGGGCTTGGCCTTGCGCCGTTTCCTGAGGCTGCGGCGTGCCGCCTTGGCCGGCCTCTTCCGGCGGCGGCCCGTCGATGGCAGCAATGGCTTTGCGCTGTTCATTATTCAGAGACATCGGTCTTCTCCTTGGCGCCCTCATGGGCTTCCGCAAGTTCGAGTTCGTTTTTGAGGATGAGGGCCTGTGTTTCAGGAAGGGACTGCAAGAGCTTGACGGCGCGCAGGCCAGCACGCTGGAAGTCGAGGATCTCCTTGGCCGTGTGGACGCTGCCGGTCATCGCTTTGATGATGGAGTCGGCCTCGCGGTCGAGGATGTTGGAAAGGAGAGACCAGCCGCGCGAAGCAGCGAGGGCGTCGATCTCTTCGAGATCGCGCCTGATCGCGTGAACGGGGCGGTGGGCGGTGACTGACTTCATCGGCGGAACAGGTTCAGGATTGCTTCGATGATGGCGGCCAGGGGGTTGTTGCGCCTCACGGCCGGCTGGGGTTGCTTGGCCGGTTCTTTGGCCGGTTGCGGAGCTGGCTTCTCGGGGCCCGGCGTGGACACAGGTTTGGGTCGATTGGCCGCTTTGAGGGCCGAGATCAGGGCGTTGCGCGTCTCTGGCCCAGTGAGGCCGTCGACCGTGATGCCAGCGTTTTCTTGGAAAGCACGGATGCCGCCCTTGTCGGTCTTGTAGCCAAGGAGGACGAGGGCTGCGCGGTCGGTCGCATCGAGGCGCTCAGAGAAATGGTTGAGGCCGCCATTGATGCGGCGCGTGATCATCTCGTCATTGCCCTGTTGGGCCAGCCGGTTGAGAGAGCGGCGCGTGGGGTTGCCCTCGGACCAGTAATAAGCCGCCGAGAAAAAGGCCCATGGAAAATTAGCCAGCTCTTTTGGGTTCTTGACGAAGTCGGGGATGGCTTTGGAGACGAAGCGGCTCAGCACGGCCTTGGCCCACTTGGTAAACTTGGTCGTATTGTAACGGCCAGTCGTCTGGATTAGGCCGCGCCCCTTGAAGCGTCTGCCGTCCCCCGGCTGTGTGTTGCCCAGATCGCTGCGGCCCTCATAGTCTTTGCCGGATGCGAACTCGGTTGTCGTCGAGAAGTAGGCGGATTCGACCGCCGTCTGGCCAAGGAAGCGGGACAAGTTGAGGAGATTGTCGAGGTCAAAGTGGTGGCCGTACTCGTTGATGTATCGAACCGTTTCGCTGACGATCTTGGGCTGGTTTCGCCCACGGTTGCCGCTGCGGTAGCGGACGCCGGCAATCTCGTAGAGCTGGGCTTCGGTGAGCAGGTTCATCACTTTCTCCGGGGACGTTTGGCCGAGCGAGGGAGGAGGCGCCTGAGCTTGAGCCCATGCGTCGGCTTCTTTGTCTGCTGACGGGAACGCTTGATCACTTTTCGCACGCCGGAGCCTCTCCACAGGTCCGGTTGTTCACCGCGACCTGCTCGGCAAACTGGCGATCGTTGCGCGAGATGTACGCTGCGGTCGGCGGCTGGGGCGTCATCAGGACGAAGCCGGCGCCTTCAGTCGCAGGCGTCGTCTGGCATGCCGTCAGGGACAAGCTCACGGCAGAGATCAGAGGCAGAAAGGTCGCGGATTTCATCGGCGTTCTCGTTCTTCTCTTGGATGAGGGAAAGCGCGCGCTCAGAGGCGGCCAAAAAGGCCGCCGCTTTGCCGCGCTGCTCGGCTGAGGGGATTGCAATCAGGTACACGTAAAGGACAAACAGGATCGCAGCGCCGACCACGAAGGTCTGCGGGCGGAGCAGCGCGGCAGGGATTGAGGGCAATCCGAACATGCGGCCAAAATGGCAGCGGGCTATAGAACTGTCGTCCGGTTATCGGTTAGCGGCTCAGCAGCACGTCATGGATGGCGCCGGGATCGAGATGGGTGAGATGGCCAAGGCCGACGGCCATGGGGACGATTTCGGAGCACAGGAAGGCGATGCGACGGAACGGCTTGTAGGGGAGGGGACCGATCTTCAGGATGTGCCGGGTGAAGAGGTTTGGCCAGTCGTAGGGGTAGCCGTGGTAAGCTTCGATGAATTGGACGGCCTCGGCTTCGTTGCCGGGGATTTCGATGAAGTCCCAGTGGCCCGGCTTCGCGTCAATGTGGGTCGAGCGGACGCCCCCGTCGCGCGGCGAGGCGGAATGGCCACGGAAGGAAATGATCTCGCCTTTGCCGTTGCGCTTGAGATCGGTGGCCAACTCGACATGGCTGTAGGGCGAGGATGTCCATATCTGGATAATCCAGTCGGTCGGACGGCTTGAGCCGCGATAGAAAGCGAGGGTGCAGGTCAGGGCGTCGGAGGCGTCGGCCATCGTGGGTCAGCCTCTATCGGGTCAGCGGGATCGCCAGCCGTGATGATTGCCTGCGCGGCTGTGTCGACCCCTTTGAAGAAGGCGAACCCAGCCTTGATGCGGGATACCTCGGCGACCTCCTCGGCTGTAAGCGTGTCGCCGATAAGCGTCTTCGCTGAAAGCTCGTTGATCCGATCTGTATAGTTGTCCCGGATCAGAACGATACCGGCAGATGAAACTGGGAACGGCTCGCCGCCATCGGTGCGAAGCGCGTTGACGGCATCGACCTTGAGGACGATGGCGTGACCATTGACACGCGAAGCGATGATTTCTTCCGGCGATGGCCCGGAGATCGGCGGCGCTTCACTGGCAAGACGATCTGCGCGTTCTTGGGCAGTCTCGACAAGGCCAAGAGTGCGCGCCTTCAGGACGACCACGAACGGGTCCACTGGATCGCCACCATCGGCGACGACGCCGGCCACCGCCTCACCGTACCAATCGGCATTGCGGATCGTGTTGGCGGCGATGTCGAGGCGCGAGTTGACCCAATTGTCGATGAACTCGACCACATCGGCCATGTCCAGTTCAAGGGCCAGCTTCTGGCCATCCGTCAGGGTGATGTTGTGGTTCATAGCGATCTCGCCTTATCCGATCAGGTATCCGCAGAATTGTGAGAACGAGCTGTTGTAGACCCAGGTGTTCGTCTGGACGCCAAAATAGATGTCGACATAGTCACCGGGTTCGAGCTGCATGATGATGCTGCCGGGAACCATCTGGTATGACTGGGTGTTGGTGAGGATGCTTGTGTGGTGAGTGCCGCCGAAGGTCACCCCGTTCTTTCGAAAATACCAAGCTCCGAAGCCGGCAGAGGGTGACGCGAACTGGATGAACACGTTGGCGTGAAACACATAGTTTCCAGCACACGGCGCAGTGAATCGATAGGTCGATCCGTTGTAGTAGCCGCCATTATTGTTGCCTATGCCGGAGAACTCGACCACGCCGAGAGAGCTTTGGGCGCCGCCGGCCTTGAAGGCATAAAAGGCCGGGACGCCATCGGCACGGAGAATGCCGTTGGTGCGCCAGCCCTTTTGCGTGCTGGTGTAGTGCCAGAGCTGAAGCCAGTCGTCCCCGTCTGACCAGCCGACGTAGCCGAAGTTGCTGCCGTCCGGCTTGTTGAAGTTTATGAAGCCGGGCTGGATGGCCGAGCCCGGATAGACCATGGCTTTGCCGTGCGCTGGATCGTCCTGCGCAACGATTGGGCCAGTGAAGGTCGCGCCGGAGAGATCGGCTTTCAGAGCTGGATCAAAGTTGCTGGCATCCCAAACCGTATTGCCGGCCCGTCTCAGCAGACCTGCAACGTCTGCATCCGATTGCACGTTCAAAGCGGACGGCGACAGAATGCCGTCGGTGCTCATTGACCCATAGACGTGCACATTGGTCGGGCTGATGGCCAGACGATAGAGGTCGTTGATCACGACCCCCAGCGTGTCGTGCGACCGGTCAAAGACGATCTTGTCCGCCAAGTCCAAGGTGAGAGTCGGATCTTCGCCGTCGAGATCGATTTTGAAGTTTGCGTCGCGAAGAAGGGGGCCGCTCAGGGTCCCGCCGGAGATATCAAACTTGGCGTTGAGCGCGTTCTGGGTCGCCAATGAAATCGGCTTGTTGGCATCCGCTGTGTTGTCGACAAGGCCGAGACCAACTTGGGCTTTGGTCACTGCATGAGGATTGGCGGTGTCCGCGATGTGCGTAGCGAAGACAATCGCGGCGGCTTCCGCATCGTTTTTGAAGCCCTCCGACTCATTGCGGTAGCCAAGCGTCTGATCGCGATAACCCTCGGTCGTCGTCATATAGCCATGGGTGGTGGCCGCATGACCGCCGGCCAAAGTGGCGGCATCTCCGGCGGCATCGCGGGCCGCCTCAGAAAGGCCCTGAGCGGCAATGGAAGCATCCTTGGCCACGATGGCTTGGCCGCGCACAGCGATAGTGTCGTTGTAGACGATCACCGTCTGGTCGTAGATGGCTTCGGTCGCGGCCCACGCAGCATCGGCTTCAGACGCAGCCGTTTGACAAGAGGTGACGAAGGATTGGAAATCCGTGTTGGAGAGGTTTGTCCAACCGGCGTTTGGGTCGACAAAGTCGCCGACACGAGATTGGAGGATGCCAGGAGTTAGGGGGTCTTCGCGAAACTCAAAGATGTCGGCACGGAACGTGCCGGTAGCATCGAAGATGTCACCAAGGATGTCGGCGATGGTGCGGCCACCCAGCTCGGCAGACTCAATGTAGGCATCGAGAATGACTTCAGTGCCAGTGGCCGCCGAGAGGAACCGGATTTGCTCGGAGCGAGGTTTGGTCATTTGGCCTGCTCCTTGGCCTGCTCCTCGCGCATGATTTTGGCCACGGCCGCTCGGGTCTGGCTGGCGATCAATTCCTTATCGACCTTACGTTCAAGGACAGCGAGGCGTTCGGAGAACTGGTGGATCGCGGCATCGAGCGCGACCGCGAAGTCGGGCGTACTGGCCAATTGCTTTCTCAGATCGGCAATCTTGTCTCGGCTCGCCTCAAGATCGTTACGGAGAGCGATGGATTCCTGTTCGAGTTTGTAGAGCCGGTCCTTGTCCGAGATTGCGTTCTGTCGCGTCTTGCTCATGCGGCGGCCCTTCCCTTGGTCTGAAGGGTCTCGCGGGACGGAACGAGGTTGCCTTTCTGAACCTCTTGGGAAAGCTGTTCCTGAGGCATGACCGAAGCGCCGCGCGCTTTCTCCATCATGGCCAGTTGCTGGCTAGGTGAGAGGCCCTTAGCCGCCCGCTCTTCGTCGGAGATGCGGAAGCGGTCGAGGTCAGAAACGCCCATCGCCCGGATCGCTTCTTCCACGATCTCTCCCATCCGGTACTCCATGTTGAGACCTGTCTGGGCCATCGCCTGAAGGACGTTGACCCACACTTCTGGGGAGCGGGTCGGCTCAATGGGAAGGGTGCCGTCGATGACGAGGTAGTTGATGTCGCCCTGAAGGGCTTGGACATCGACGTCGATATAGTCCTCCTTGGCCAAGGCCACGAGTTCGGAGGGCATCTGATCGTTGACGCGAATGGATGCCTCGAACCTGAGGGAGTCTTGGATGTTGGAAACCATCATCTCGACCATCGGTCGGATCGACATGGCCGAGGTAATGCGAGAGGCGACGCCAAGGCGCTGGGAGCCAAGCTGGGTCAGGCGCGCGATCTCCGTGGCCGACCGAACGTCGGCAGTGGGCACGCCCTGCTGGGCATCGGAAGCGGCCGAGACGCGCTGCTTGATATCGGATAGAGCGGCGATGTCGTTCCAGTGGCCACGGGTGACATCCGGGATGTCTGCGATCATGGCGCCTTCGCCCGGCTTTACGCCAGGCAGCGTGCGAACAATGCCCCACGGATTGCGGTCGATCAGGTCGGGGATGTTGACTTGGGTGGGGTCGACGAAAATCAGGTTGTTGAGGGCCGCACGCACATTGTCGATGCGTGATCGCATGAGCCAATTGGCCAAGTCGTGGAGAGGCAGGAGGAGGTCGTAGAGCGACTGGCCCCACGTCTTGTGCACGTCGTGGTAGAGAGAGCCGTAGACCATTGGGAACTGCTGGCCATACGGCGAGAGCTGGAGGCGGATAATGAACTTCTCGTTGAGGACGGTGGCCACCATCCAGACGAGGCCGACTTGAGGGAGGCCGATCTCGTAGCCTGAAACGATGAACCACGCCTCGTCCACGACGTGGGTGTCACCCGTCTTGAAGAAGCGGGCGTCCTTGGAATCGATCTCGGAGGGGTCGATGGAAAGGCCACGGCCCTCGTCGGCGATGTGCTTGTGCGCCGTCCATGATTGGCGGCTGCCGAGCTGCGCGTCGTGAAGGGCCGGGTACTTGTTGAACTTGGGATACATGCCGGAACGCAGGAGCTGCTGCGTCGACTTGTAGTCTGAGAGGACAACGAAGGACTGATCGTTCCAGTTGCCCCAGCCGGGACGGGGGTCCGGAAACGTCAGGCGCGGGTTGGCATTGATCAGAGAGTTCTGGCGACCATTGGCGTCCCAAGTGACCTTGGTGGGAGCGAAGCCGTAGCGCGAGCTGTCGAGGAGGAACTGGGCGATGCGCGCCTCGCCAGCGGTGCGGCGCATATGCTGGTGCAGGACACGTTCGAGCAGGAGAGAGGGCTTGCGGGATTTTCCATTCAAACCCTCAAGCTGAAACATCGGGTTGCGCCCCGTCAGAGCCGCCATCTGGTAGGTGACAACGGTCTCGGTGATGGCGCGCGTGTCGCCGATTACCGCCTTTTCGCGGAAGTCTGTGGTATCCGGGCGGACATAGACATCGTGCGCCTCGTCGGCCTCGCGCCAATGGTCGTAGCGCTTTGAGATTTTGGAATGAGAGAGGTCGACGAGAGCCTTGATGTAATCGACAAGACGCTGCTCCTGCTCCTCGCTGAGGGCATCGGAGATGTCCTCATAATCAAAGAGCGCGCTGGCGACTTGCGGGACCTCGCCTAGGTTGAAGATCACGCGCCGGTCGTCAGGGCGGTCAAGCGTCTTGTAGGCCGGATAAGCCATGGGTTACCGCCCAGTCTTGCAGTCCGGGTCTGCGGGGAGAGCGAACACTTGGTGAGATTCGTACCGCTCACGAAGAGACTCGACATGCTGGCGCGTACCTTGGCCAAGATCGTTGAGTCGGCCGGGGCCAGTGGTCGCGGCATACTCAAGGTTGAGGCGTTCAGGGGTCCGGTCGGGTCTGTCGACTGTAGGGATTGGCTTTTTCACGGGGCACCTTGGTCGGCTTGGTGTGATGCGCCGGATAGTATTTCAGTCGCCCCAACCCCGTCGTCCGGTCACGTCGAGCTGCTTGGCCAGTGAGCGGCCGTAGAGACCTTCGAGCTGCTCGATGGGCTTCTTGGCCAATGAGGCGAGCTGGAAGTCTGCGAACTGAGCTTCCATCATCTCGGCCGTGATAGAGGTTCTGGAAAGCTCGTAGACGAGGAGCGAGAACGCATCGACCTGATCGTCGAAAGCGGCGGCCGGGAACTGCTCGATCTCGGCAAGGAAGTCCGGCAGCCACTCCGTGTGCATGTTCGGATTGGTGGAGTTCTTGTGCGGCAGGAAGACGCGGCCGCCCTCGACCAGCGGAAGGACTGAGGAAAGGTGGGTGACCTTGTCGCCCGGCCAGCGGCGCGCAATCACTGACAGGCCGCTCTCCCGACGCAGCTCTTGGACGAGTGACTGCCCAGAGGCGTGGTCTTCGACGATGATCGCGCGAAGGCCACGGCCACGCAGGCGGTTGTTGAGGATGATAAGGCGCTGCTTAAGTTCGGGGAGCTGCCACTTGCCCCGGACCATGTTGAGGAGGTGGATGTCGCCTTTGAGGGTGATGCCGCCGATGGCCAAGGCCGAGTAGTCGTTGCGGGTTCCGGACTTGTAGGCGGTATCGGCCGCGATGAGGAGCGAGTGGTAACGCTGAAGGAGCGGATCGAAATCCTCAGGGAGCCACTGCCACCATGCGCGCTTGAGCATGTTGCCGCCCTCGATGAGGGGCTGCTGCTGGTAGAGAGCGGCGAAGTCACGCTCCGAGCGAGACTTCTGTTTGAGGAGGTAGCGGACATCGAAGCGCTCCGGCCAAAGGGCGCGATACTGGCGCTTCTCCGGCTCTGCGGGATCGGTCGGCAGTTCGGTGAGCCCTTGGTAGTAGACATGGTGCCACTCGCCTGCGGCCCACTCGGGGAGCTTCATGAGGCGGCCAGCGGGGTCGTCAGGGTGCCACCGCGTCAGGGTCATCAACTGGATGGGTGGCGTGCCGTCCTCTTCCGGTTCGAGGCGCATCCACAGCGAGCCGGTGATGAAGTCCCAGACGTTGCGGCGGATGGTGGGGGACTCAGCGTCAGGGCGGGATTTGATAGGGTCGTCGATGATAAGGCAGTTGTGCGCCAGCACATAAGTCGGATGAGCACCGGGTTCGGCGAAGCCGCCGGTGGGGAAACCGCCAACAAAGAAGTTGGCTGTATCGGCCACTTGAATGTCAAAGACCGGCTCGCGGCGACGGCCCGAAGCACTGGTGACCATGCAAGGGCCAAGTGGTCCGAGCGATGCACTATGGTGTGGCACCGGCGGCACAAGGAAATCAGATTCGTCGCGCAGTTGTTCGACTTGGTCAGATCGATGTGGTGGACATCGTGGGTCGGGGACAGCGCGAGACACAGGAAACACTCGTGGCCGTCGCGCGCTCTGATTGCCTTGGCCAAAGGGCGCCAGTGTGGCGCGTACTTCTGGCGCGTTGCGCCGTTGCGATGCCGTGGGTTGAACGGCCCGCTCATGCGAAGCGAATGGAGCTTGCGCGCGCATTCTTTCGAGCAGGTCACCGCATGCCTGTTGAAGGGCTGAAACCGCACCTTGCAGACCGGGCACGTTTTCTCGCGGAGACGCTGAAGCGTGACGGGCTTGTGCGCGTCCCAGCACGCCTTCGTGCAGTACAGCCGATCTTTGGTGGCGTGGCGTGGGCCGGTAAACTCGTTGCCGCACCCCTTGCACTGTTTCGTAATCGCCGCGCGCTTGACGTTTCGGGCGCCTCTGCACGCTCTTGAGCACATCGTCTTGCGAACGCTGGGGTAGGGGACGCGGAACGCCGCCCCACAATGCTGACAGATGCGGTCTCTGCTGCGCGCGTTGGCCTCGGCTAAGACCGATTGGTGAGCTGTACTGTCCACCCGCAAATTCCCTCATCGGCAGATAAAGCCGCGACTTGATGTCGAAGAGGGGGTGGTCCGACGTTGAGGTCAATTTTACGCCGGTTTGCAGTTTGTAATCAAGGACTTCGGCCATCTGAGAGCGAGTGGCAACGATCTCTTTGATCACGGTTTCGTTGGTGCTGTGGTCGAACGATACGACCTTGTCTCCGGCGCGGAGCTGGGAGATCGCGCGCGGGCCGTCCGGGGTGAGGACGAGTGTGGCGGCCGCAAAACAATTGGCCGGACGGCCAGAAGTCGTGCCGTTCAGGCCAAGGGCGTAGTAGGCGCCGCGCTGTTTCGTCTTCCACGTGTCGGATGCGCGGCTGTCGGTGGACAACCTGAAGTCCGGGAAGACCTGTTTGAAGCGAGGGTTGGTGACAATGGACTTGGTTTCGCCGCCAAAGTCGGTGGCCAAATCGGAGTTGTATGCTGAGACCATCGTTTTGCGCGTGGCCTTCCGGCCCATCAGGTAGGCAGGAAAGAGAATGGTGCCGTAATGCGACTTGGCGTGGCGCGGCGGCATGTTGATCAGGAGGTTGTAGACCGGCTCGCCTGTGGTGGGGTGGACGAGTGCGCGCTTTTCGAGCTGGTCCAGCAGGTCGATGAAATCGAGCTGAAACTTCGGGAAGGTCCGTCCGGGAAACATGTACTGGATGAACGCCGAGTAGGACGTACTGGCGGCAGCCATCAAGGCGGCCCTGCGGAGGATTTCCTCTTCTGATTTGGCCATGGGCGTCAGTGGCTCTTTCGTGACGCCGCCAGGTGGGAGAGGTAAGAGCGCTGGATCGCGTCAGCGAGGTTCTTGTCTCGGGCGTGCATCGAGATGACCTTGAGGACGTGCGAGCGAAGTGCCTGCTTGCGGCGATGGCGGGGGACGGACTCAAGATCGAAAGAGGCCACGGCCTCGGCGAAGCCGCGCAGGGACATGTCGGAGGGCACCCGGTTGCCTCCGTCTTCAGTCGACTTGGTGGAGCTGCGATTGAGGATGTTGCTCACTTTGGGGCGTCCTCGCGCTTGTTGCGGTTTTTGATGGCCTTGGCCGTGTTGATGATCTCCTCTTGGGTCATCTCGTCCGGATCGCGATCTGAGGGACTGACAGAGCGCGTGATGTTCACCGACGCCGACAGTGTCGGCACGGTGTGGCGGAGAAGGGCGAGGAAGAGTGAGGTCTGGTCTTTGGACCAGACGGCCTCGCGCACCGCGCCGGCGCGCGTCGGTTTCAAGACATCATTGGCTGTGTCGAGGTGAGCCAGAACGACTTGCGCAGCCTTCTGGGTGATCGGATTGTCGAGAGCGCCAATGGTCATGTGAGGCGCGGGAAGCGCGCCGTGGTGCTTGGCCTCCTCTTCTTTGAGGGGCGCGGGTGGTCCGCCAACGTCAGCTTTGGAATCGTGGGTCAAGACAAGCCTCCGGACGTGTTCGACGAGGTGGCGCGGGTGGGGGACCGCAAAGCCGCAGACGTTGAGTGCGAACCGGCGAGAGACATCGCCGGCGAGGACGAATGGGGAGAAAGAGGTCGAGCGAGATTCGACGATGCGAAAGGTCTTGTCGTTCCCTCTCGGGTACATGTGGTGGTGAGGAACGAGGTATCGGAAGACCTTCGCCGACGGGGGGAGCACGACGTAGGGCGAGCGGTAGAGAGTGGCCATGTCTTGGACGAAGAGGATGAGGGCCAGCCCACAGCTACGGGAGCAATAGGCGTGCCGGGAGACGACGGAGCGAAGAGGGGCAAAGCCAGTCGAGCCGCAGCCAAGGCAGCGAACAGGTTTGACTGCGTGGGTGCCAGGAACGAGGTGGGGAGAGGCGTAGTTGAAATGGACCGGGACGCGCTTGCCACGCTTACCCTTGGCCCCCGGCTCGGATGAGCTGAGATAGACGGTGTGGGGCCTTCTTGTCGGCAGATCGGCGTCAGTAAACGGCCTTCGGTCGTTATGCGCCACCGGGCCGAGAAGGATGTCGCGATAGCTGTTGGGGTGCAGGATCGGGATGTCTTGGTGAGACCAAAGGATTGCACGCGCCATCTTGGCGTAGATGGGCGGGAGGATTCGGCCAACGGGAATGGCGATGTTTGCAAGTTGGTCATACCCGGCCGTTCGAAATGAGGGGGAAACCGGCATGGCCAAATTTTAGATGGGCGAGGGGTAGGGTGTCGTCCGGTCAAGAAAAGACCGCCCGCTGCGGTAGGAACACAGCGGGCGGTCAGGCGCACGTAGGGCGCAGGGCATCGTCTCTTCTGGGGGACTAGCCCTTAGGGTGAGGTTATATGGGCCGAGTCAGGGGATCAAGTGGGATCGCCGGCGGCACGGACATAGGTCGTGCAAAACTCGGCAACGGCCTCGGGAGACATGCGGGCGCGCAGCCGGTCGGCAAGGACGGAGGAGATATCGATAATGAGATCGGTTTCGAGATTGTAGTGCTCGGAGAGGCGACCGGCGTCTCGGAAGACCCAGTCGGAAGCCCAGTCGATGCCGCACTCGACATCCGCGACCATGGAAGCGGCGATGTGTGAAGCGTCCCAAATGAAGGGAACGTCTTCGGCCGAGCTGTTGGGGAACAGGCTGGGTCGCTCTGTGCCGTATGCTGCGGGCAGGAAAGGGAGGGAAGTGGCGGTCAGGCCGCCGGCAAGGGCGAGGCCAAGGAGAAGTTTGCTGTGCGTCTTCATGGCGGGCTCCGTGGTGTAGGGGTGCGGAGATTAAGGCGGGCTTTCCGGGAAAAATCAAATCGGGTGGATTTGCCGCTGACAAAAAATGGTCGGGGCAAGAGAGAGTCCCGATCTCGCGCTGATGGGACCCACGGCGAAGCCGTGGCCCGCCCCCCCC